CTATGATATATGTATCTAATACTGCTATTATTGACAATGAAAGTTTAAATGTTGAAATAATAGGGCAAAGAAAAACATGTTTTAATTATAATATAAATACACAATTGGTAAATAATGATGAATTGTATAAAATTTATAAATGGATATTTACTGATGGTAATTCAGTAGACAAGGCTATAATAGCTAGAAATATAATTAGCTTACATTGCCAATATGATGATATATTAAGAACTGATCAGAAAACTTTCTCATCAATACAATCAAATTTTAGTTTATATCAAAGGGATAATGTAGTTAAATATATAGAGTTAAAAAATAAGTTAGGTGAGTACATAATAAAGATTGTGACTGAAACAAATGACATAGTGACAGGATTGACAGATAAATTCAAAAAAAATATAATTGCATGTTTTACATTTATATTTACTATTGTATTAGCTAATATTGTATCAAGTAATCCATTGAATAATATATTTACTAAAGACATAACTTTTTTACTGGAAACAATTCTAGTAGGTTCCATTGGATATTTAGTTATAAGTGTATTGGAGATGAATTATAATTTAAAAAAATTAGAAAGAGGTTATGAAGATTTAAAGAATAATTATACTGATATATTAGATGCTAATGATATTTTAGAAATATTCAATAATGATAAAACCTTTAAGGACAATGTTAAAGATGTCAAAAAAAAGAGAATTCTATTTACAGTAATATGGGTAGTAGCAATATTAGTTTGTTTTATAGGTATTAAATGTATAAGTTGATAAGCGATAATCACAAGCTAATTAAAAAATAAAAATATTTTGTAGTTGTTGAATAGTTTTTGAAGGATATTGACCTCTGACGTTGAATTTTATACTTTGGAGGGGATGAATATGGATAGTTTCGAGCAATTTAAAGAATTAGGATGGCTTTCTAGTGCAATAGCATTGATTGTTACATTTTATAAAAGCAGTCAAAAGAAGGTTGAGAATTATGAAGAGCTTTATTTTGAAAAAATATTGCTACCATATGTAGAAGAATATAGAAAAGATAAAAATATAAATTCTATCACTTTTTTTCAAGATAAAAATAGTTTAATAAATTGTTTTATACCTAATTATGTTTTCAGCATTATTGATAAAAATGATTCTATATTATTACACAAGATATTAATAGTAGATTATTGGGAAAAAAACAATTCAAGTTTAAATAATATATATAAAAAAATTGATAGGTTGTGTAATATAACTGATTTTGTGGGTATGTTTTTATTTATATTTGGAAGCGTTATTTCTTTTTTAAGTACGATTTTATCATTATTTATTGTTGTTATAGATTTCTTTGTGCTTTCAAAAGTAGACAAAGATACCAAAATGTTTATTGTAATAGGTATTATAGGTGCAATTCTATTCTTTGTGTTAATTTATTTTGCTAATAAAAAACTTAAGAATTTTAAAGATGACTATACAATAAAAAATGAAGAGATAGAAAAATTTATAAAAAACAAGGAAGAGGAATACAACAATAATCACATAAAATATTATATTAGTTAAAGAACTCCAAGTGAGTTCTTTTTTTATTCCCAAAACGACAAACAAACGAGGTGGTGATGTGCAAGATGTCAAAGAAAAGGTAAAACAAGATTACCTAAAAGGTATGAAACAAAAGGAAATATCAGCAAAGTATGACATTAGTTTAAACACTTTAAAGTCATGGATTAAAAGATACAACTGGGCTAGTGAAAAAAAGAAGGGTGCATCTAAAAATAAAAGGGGTGCACCCATAGGTAATAAAAATGCCACTGGTCCACCTGGTAATAAGAATGCTGAAAAGTTTGGTTTCTTTTCAAAATATCTACCCGAAGAAACTAGGGAATTAATACAAGAAATATCTATAAAAGATAAATTTGATATTCTTTGGGAACAGATAACAATTCAATATGCAGCAATAATAAGAGCACAGAAGATAATGTATGTTAAAGGCAAGGAAGAAATGGTTAAAGAATTAAAGAAATATGAAAGCACAGAAAATGGTGAGAAGATAGAGTATGAATTTCAATTTGCATGGGATAGGCAAGCATCTTTTCTTAATGCACAGAGTAGGGCTATGAGTGAACTTAGAAGTTTAATTAAACAGTATGATGAAATGATTCATAAGGATTGGAATTTGGCTACAGAGGAGCAGAAAAATAGAGTTGAGAAGTTGAAATGTGAAGTTGATAACCTAAGTAAAGATGATATTGGAGATGATGAGTTGAAAATAAGTGTAGATTATGGTGATAGAAATGATAGTTAGAGTAAATTTTAATCCAGATTTCAAGGAAGCCAATTTTACTAAAAAAAGATACAGAGCAATGAAAGGTTCAGCAGGGAGTGGAAAATCTGTTAATGTAGCACAAGACTATATACTAAAGTTAGGAGATAAGAAGTATCAAGGAGCTAATCTATTAGTAGTTAGAAAGTCAGAATCTACACATAAGTATTCAACGTATGCAGAGCTTACAGGAGCTATAAATCGTATTTATGGTAAACAAGCTGATAAGTATTGGAAAACTACTTTAAATCCTTTAGAAATTAAGAGTAAAGTTACTGGTAACTCTATAATTTTCAGAGGAGTTAATGATGCAAAACAAAGAGAAAAATTAAAATCAATTAACTTCTCGAAAGGAAAATTAACATGGGTTTGGTGTGAAGAAGCTACAGAACTTATGGAAAGTGACATAGACATACTAGATGACCGTTTAAGAGGTATTTTAACTAATCCTAACCTATACTATCAAATGACATTTACATTTAATCCAGTTTCAGCTACTCATTGGATAAAAAGAAAGTATTTTGACTATAAAAATGATGATATATTTACTCATCATAGTACTTATCTACAAAATAGATTCATAGATGAGGCTTACTACAGAAGAATGCAAATGAGAAAAGAGCAAGACCCAGAAGGGTACAAAGTCTATGGTCTTGGAGAATGGGGAGAAACTGGTGGAGCAATACTTAAAAATTATGTTATACATGAATTTCCTACAGAATTTGAATACTTTGATAATATGAGGTTATCACAAGACTTTGGATTTAACCATGCAAATGTAGTACTTAGAATTGGCTTTAAGGATGGAGAGTTATATATATGTAATGAAATATATGTACATGAGATGGATACCTCTGAAATCATAAAGATTGCAAACAGTAAAGGTTTAGAAAAGAATCTATTTATGTACTGTGATAGTGCTGAACCAGATAGAATTAAGATGTGGAAGAGTGCAGGATATAAAGCTAAAGGAGTTAAAAAAGGACCAGGAAGTGTTAAAGCTCAAATAGATTATTTGAAACAATTAAGAATACATGTACATCCTAGTTGCACTAATACCATAAAAGAAATACAACAATGGAAATGGAAACAAGATGAAAGAACTGGATTATATCTTGATGAACCAGTTGAGTTTATGGATGATGCAATGGCTGCTCTTAGATATTCTATAGATAATAAGCTTAAAAATAATGGAATAAGCTTCTTAAAGTAAAGGAGGTGTTAAATATTTATATAAGTGAAACAGATTTAATAAAAGTTCAGTTAAAAAAAGAGAGCACCTTTAACCTAGTAAAAGTCATAGAACACTACATCTTAAAACATAGGCCAGAAAAATATAAACAAGGAGAAGAATACTATTATGGTAATACTGATGTAAACAATAAGAGAAGATATTATCTCTTAGATGGAGCTAAGGTTGATGATTTTACTAAAGTTAATAATAAAGCAATTAACAACTACCATAAGCTTTTAGTTGACCAAAAGGTAGGCTATAGTGTCGGAAATCCCATAGTATTTAATGCAGATGATGATAATCTCACTAAGCTTTTAAATGACTTACTAGGAGAAGAGTTTGACGATACAATAACAGAACTATATCTCAATGCTAGTAATAAAGGGGTTGAATGGTTACATCCATATATTAATAGAAGAGGTGAGTTTAAATATGTAATAATTCCAGCTGAAGAAGCAATTCCTATTTGGGATAGTAAAAGACAGAGGGAATTAGTTGCATTTATTAGGTTTTATTATATTGAAGATATAGATGGAAATAAAATAAAAAGAGTTGAGTACTACACAGAAAATGACGTAACTTACTTTATTGAAAGAGGTAATAGTTTTATTCAAGAATTTTTATATGATGAATATGGAAAAATGACTGATATACAAGAAGGTCATTTTAGAATAAATAACAAAGAACAGGGATGGGGTAAAGTTCCATTTATATCTTTTAAAAATAATGAAAAGTGTGTCTCAGATTTAACTTTCTATAAATCATTAATAGATATATATGACAATAATATTTCTACACTAGCAGATAACTTAGATGAAATACAAGAGGTTATTTATGTATTAAAAGAATATCCAGGAACAAGTCTACAAGAGTTTATAGATAATATAAGATACTATAAATCAATTAAAGTAGATGGTGGAGGTGGAGTTGATAAACTAGAGATAAATATACCAGTTGAAGCTAAAAAGGAGCTTCTTGATAGATTGGAAAAGAATATAATTATCTTTGGTCAAGGAGTTAATCCAGAATCTCAAAACACAGGTGACAAATCGGGTGTAGCACTTAAATTTTTATATTCACTACTTGACTTAAAATGTTCTAAGACTGAAAAGAAGTTTAAAAAAGCAATTAGAGAGCTTTTATGGTTTGTGTGTGAGTATTTAAAGATAAGTGGTAGTAAGAGCTATGATTATAAAACAGTTCAAATTACTTTTAATCACTCTATGATAATAAATGAAGCTGAAAAGATAGATATGGCAGCTAAATCAACTGGAATTGTATCAGATGAAACTATTGTTTCTAACCATCCTTGGGTCGAGGATGTTAATGACGAACTTGAAAGACTTAAAAAACAGGAAGATACTCAAAAAGAGTATGATGATTTAATTCCTAATAATCAAGATGGTGTTATAGATGAAACATAAAGATTATTGGAGGAAGAGATTTGAACAATTAGAAGAAGCTCAGAATAATAAAAGTATAAAATATTATCTTGAATTAGAAAAACAATATAAACTAGCAATGTCTAATATAGAAAGAGATATACTTATATGGTATAACAGATTCACTGAAAATGAGGGAATATCTTTATTGGAAGCTAAGAAACTGCTAAATACAAGAGAACTAGAAGAGTTTAAATGGAGTGTAGAAGAATATATTAAATATGGTAAAGAAAATGCTATAAATCAAAAGTGGATGAAAGAGTTAGAAAATGCTAGTGCAAGAGTTCATATAACAAGGCTTGAAGCTTTAAAACTGCAAATACAGCAACAAGTAGAAGTTTTATATGGAAATGAACTTGATGGTATTGATAAACTAATGAGAGATATTTATACAAGTGGATACTATCATACAGCTTTTAATGTTCAACAAGGAGTAAACGTTGGTTGGAGTTTAATGAGTCTTGATACTAACAGAATAAATAAAGTTATTTCTAAGCCTTGGACTAGTGATGGATTAAACTTCAGTGAAAGAATTTGGGGTAAGCATAGACCTGCTTTAGTAAATGAATTACATACTAAGCTAACTCAATCAATTATTAGAGGTGAAAATCCAAAGAAGCTAGTAAATGACTTTGCTAAGAGATTTAAGGTATCTAAGTCACAAGCTAAGAACTTAATAATGACTGAATCAGCTTTCTTTGCATCAGCTTCAAGAAAAGATTGTTTTAATGATTTAGATGTAGAGAAATATGAGATTATTGCTACATTAGATTTAAGAACTTCAAATATATGCAGAGAGTTAGATGGAAAAATATTTGATATGAAAGATTATCAAGTTGGAATAACAGCTCCACCATTTCATTGTCGTTGTAGGACAACAACAGCTCCTTGGTTCGAGGATGAAGAAGGCTATAGAGCAGCAAGAGGAGAAGATGGAAAAACATATTATGTACCATCTAGTATGAAGTATAATGAGTGGTATGAGAAGTATGTTAAAAATAATAGTAAACAAACTGGTGCAAAATATACTAAAGGTGATATCGAGTGGAATATAAGAAGAGAAGAAGAAGCAGAACTATATTACGATAATATTAGAAATAGAAAAGATGATATTTCCAAAATATCAAAGAATACAAATTGGTCAGAAAAAAGTATAGGTCAAATTAAAAATCATATTTTCTACAATACTCATATAATGAGAGATGGAACTAGACGTATGTTGGATTCTGACTATAGTATGTCAGTTGCTTGGCAAAGACTTATAAATGGTACATACGAAGATATTGATATTCTCTTATTAAAACATGAATACCTTGAAAGTATATTTGAGAAAAAGTATAATATAAGTAACTTAGAAGCCCATAGAATGACTGAGAAAAAGCATGATTGGTATAAAGAATTAATTAAACAGAAAGGAGAGTTTGAAGAAGATGATTGTCTTAATGAACTTATTAGAAAAGAATAATGAATATGTTATATATAGTTATGGATATGAAGAAAATAAGCTTGATGGAAGAATAAAAATATATTTAGATGATTTTTATAATTATGAAATAATAAAAGAGTCAAAAGATGAACATATAAGTAAATCAGCAACGTTAAAAGCTATTTCTAAACTTATAAAAGCTGCTAAAAATAACGATTTGAAAAAAGAAATGAGTTATCAATGTTAGAAGCACTTACTGAACAATAAATTAGTAGGTGCTTTTATTATGTAAAAGTTTAAAAAAGTAGGTAATTTTAATGTAAATATTAACTCAAGTTATAGCTGTAGTTTGTGTAGTACAAATCTTTATTAATTGTATTGCTAATGTCAATGTAGGTATTCTTTGCAATAAATTAAAAGAAAAAAATGAAGCTAATATAGATAAAGTTTCTGATGAAATTCTAAAGAAAGTAGGAGAAGAATTAAATAAATCACTAGACAAAAGTCTTTAAAGACTTTTTTTATTGTGTAAAAAATGAAAGGAGATATTTAAAAGATGGATTGGTTAAAAGAATTGCTAGAAGGAATAAAAATAGAAAATAACAAAATTGATGTAGTTTCTCTTCAAAAATCTATAGAAAAGAAAATAAAAGAGACTACAATTACTCAAGAAGATTATACAAATCTTGAAACACAACTTAATACAGCTAATGAAGCTATTAAAAAGTTTGAAGGAGGTATGACAAAAGAAGATGTAGAGAATCTAAAAACAGCTTATGAAACTGATAAGAAAACTTTGGAAGAAACCTACAAAAAAGAAATTGAAGAAAAGGACTTTAATTACTGGTTAAATGATGCTTTTAAGTCTATTAAATGTAGGGATGAAATAGCGTTAAAAGCTCATTTAGACATGGAAGCACTAAGAAATAGTAAAGATAGACAAAAAGCTTTTGAAGAGCAAATAAATCCTTTGAAACAGGATAAAGATTATTTGTTTAATGCAACACTAGAAGGTGAAGAGCCTAAAATAGATACTATAACACCAGGGCAAGAGCCTAAGATAAATGATTTTGGTTTTAATTTTACTGGGGTAAGACCTCATGAAAATAATAATAAATAGGAGGAAATAAAATGGTAGCACTAAATTATGCAAAAGAATATTCAAATGTTTTAGCACAAGCATATCCTTATACTTTAAACTTCGGGGATTTGTATGCAACACCAAATAATGGAAGATATAGATGGACTGGTTCTAAAACAATAGAAATACCAACTATATCTACAACTGGAAGAGTAGATTCAAACAGAGATACAATAGCAGTAGCTCAAAGAAACTATGATAATGCTTGGGAACCTAAGGTATTAACTAATCAAAGGAAATGGTCAACATTGGTTCATCCAGCAGATATAAACCAAACTAATTATGTGGCTTCAATAGGCAATATAACAAAAGTATATAATGAGGAACAAAAGTTTCCAGAGATGGATGCTTACTGTATATCTAAAATATATGCTGATTGGACCGCATTAGGTAACACAGCAGATACAACTGTTCTTACAACAACAAACGTATTAGAAGTATTTGATAAGTTAATGGAAAAAATGACAGAAGCTAGAGTACCTGAAAATGGAAGAATATTGTATGTTACTCCAGTAGTAAATACACTTATCAAAAATGCAAAAGAGATACAAAGAACAGTAAATATAAAGGATGCAGGAACTTCTCTTAATCGTCAAACAACTGATATTGATACAGTTAAAATAATTAAAGTTCCATCTAACCTCATGAAAACTGCATATGATTTTACAACTGGATGGAAAGTAGGAGCAGGAGCTAAACAAATCTTTATGTCCTTAGTTCACCCAAGTGCAATAATTACACCTGTTTCTTATCAGTTCTCTAAGTTAGACGAACCAACAGCAGTTACAGAGGGAAAATACTTCTACTTTGAAGAAAGTTTTGAGGATGTATTTATATTAAATAAAAAAGCTGATGCAATACAATTTGTTGTTGAAGGAGCTGGAGCATAATGGCACAAGTAAGGAAATTAAATAGAATATTAACTATAGAAGAGTGTAAAATAGATGATTTCTTAGAGATGGGATATGATTTGATAGATGAAACTGGTAAGGCACTAAAGTATGGCAAGTCATTAAATGTAAAAGATTTAATAGCTGAAAATAATATTTTAAGGTCAAAAGTTGAGTCTTTAGAAGAAGAAAATAAGCAGCTTAAAGAGAAAAATAAACTTACTAAAAAGTAGGTGAAAATTATGGAAAATAATATAATTGATGAAATAGAAAAAAGACTTGAAAGTTTTGGATATATATTAAAAGATGGAGATAAGTGGTTAATAGGTTTTGTAAGAGAAAAAATAGAAAATATTATTAAACTAGATTGTAATATAAAAACTATGCCAATTGAATTGAAAGAAATTGAAGTTGATATGATAGTTGGAGAGTTCTTATTTACCAAGAAAAATATGGGTCAATTAGATATAGAAAGCATTAACTTTGAAGCTGTAGAAAAGTCTATATCAGAAGGTGACACAAAGGTAGATTTTGCTATAGGAAGTGGTTCTCAAACACCAGAACAACGCTTTGATAGCTTAATAGCTTATCTTACTACTTATGGTAAGAATAAGATATTAACCTTTAGGTGCTTAAGATGGTAAGTAAAACTAGAAAAGCAATAGAAATGTTATATAGAGATAAATGTACTATAGTTGAGTATCAGCCAATTAAAGACCCTGTAACAAAACGAACTAACAATAAAGAAGTGATTGTATTAGAAAATCAACCATGTAAACTTTCATATAAAAATATAGTTTCTGCTACAGAAGGGAAAGTAGCTAAGCTAGAGCAAACTATTAAACTCTTTATATCTCCAGATATAGAAATTAAAGCAGGTTCAAAACTTATTATAAATGATAAAGAGTATGTAAGAAGTGGAGAATCAGCTATATATCCAAATCATCAAGAAATAATACTTGAGTTATTTAAGGATAAAGCATAATGGCTAGATGGGGCAGTGTTGATTTTAGAGAGTTTAAAAGAGTTTGTAAAAAGATGGAGGAGCTTACAAAGATTGATTTAGATAAGTTTTGCAAGGATGCAGCAAGAGAATTAGCAGCACGATTACTTGGGAAAGTAATTAGAAGAACACCAGTTGATACAGGATTCTTACGACAAGGATGGAATGGAGTGGCTTATGCTAGGTCACTTCCTGTTTACAAACAAGGTAATAATTATATTATAGAAGTTGTTAATCCAACTGAATATGCAAGTTATGTAAATTTCGGGCATAGAACTAAAGATGGTAAGGGATGGGTTAAAGGACAACATTTCTTAACAATTTCAGAGATGGAACTACAAAGCCAAATTGATAAGATTATAGAGAAAAAGTTATTAATATTACTTAAAGGAGTATTTGATGCTTAATAATATAATTGATGGAATATCTATTAAATTAGATAAAACATTTGGAGAGAGTTATACAATTTATAGTGAAGATGTGGAGCAAGGTATAAATGAACCTTGTTTTTTTATTGTTCCTATAAATCCAAGCAAAGTATCATATCCAAGTGGCAGGACATTAAAAAAGAACTCTTTTGATGTACATTATTTTCCTAAAAGTAATGATAAATCATTTGAAATAAATGAGATAGCTGAGATGTTACTGGAGGAATTAGAGTATATAGAAATTGATGGAGACTTAGTCAGAGGTACAAATATGAATTTTGAAATTATAGATAATGTTCTTCATTTCTTCGTTGATTATAACTACTTTACTATAAAAAGTAATAATGCAGATAAAATGGATACAGTAGAGTTATTTGGTGGTTTGAAGAGAGGTGATAAACTTGAGTAAAACATTAAGTAAAGAAGAAAATTACAAGTTTACTAAGGAGCAGATAGTTAATTCTAAGAAGTATGTAAATAGAAAAGATTTATTAAATGCAATTTTAAAAGAAAATGAGTTATATTCCTTCTCAGAAGTAGAGGAAATAATAAATAATTTTATGAAAGGAGTGAGTTAGATGGCTTTAGGTGGAGGAACATTTGTAACACAAAATAAGGTCCTACCTGGTGCATATATAAATTTTATCTCAGCTAAGAGGGCAACCAGTTCATTATCGGATAGAGGTATTGTTGCAATACCTTTAGAGTTAGATTGGGGCATAGATGAAGAAGTATTCCAAGTAACCAGTGATGATTTTGAGAAGTATTCAGTGAAGTATTTTGGATATGATTATACTCATGAGAAGCTGAAAGGCTTGAGAGATTTATTCAAAAATATAAGGTTGGGATATTTTTATAAATTAAATAAAGGCGTTAAAGCCAGTTGTACTATAGCTATAGCTAAGTATAGTGGAATAAGAGGTAATGATTTAAAAGTTATAGTAACAACAAATATAGATGATAACACTAAATTTGATGTTGTAACACTTTTAGATAATAAGAAGGTAGATACTCAAATAGCAAAGGTTATTGCAGACTTACAAGACAATGACTATATCACTTGGAAGAAGGATGCAACACTAGAAGCAAGTGCAGGACTTGTATTTACTGGTGGAACTAATGGCGAAGCTGTGACAGGAGCAGAGTACCAAGCTTTCTTGGATAAAATAGAAAGCTATAGCTTTAATGCTTTAGGATGTTTGGCTACAACAACAGAAATTAAAAGTTTATTTGTAGAATTTACAAAGAGAATGAGAGATAAGGTAGGAGCTAAGTTTCAAACAGTACTATATAAGAAAAGTGATGCAGATTATGAAGGTGTAGTGTCTGTAGAAAATAAGATTAAAGATATTGGATTAGTAGAATCTAGTTTAATTTATTGGGCGGCTGGAGCTATAGCAGGATGCGATATAAATAAATCTAATACTAATAAGAAGTATGATGGTGAGTTTGATGTTGATGTTAATTATACACAAATACAACTTGAAGAAGCTTTAAAAACTGGTAAATTTATATTCCACAAGGTGGGAGATGAAGTTCATGTGTTAGAGGATATAAATACTTTTGTATCATTTACAGATGATAAAAATGACGATTTTTCAAGTAACCAAAGTGTTAGAGTACTTGACCAAATTGCTAATGATATTGCAACTTTATTTAATGAAAAGTATTTAGGTAAAGTTCCAAATGATAAGGCAGGAAGAATAAGTTTCTGGAATGATGTTGTTAAACACCATAAAGAATTAGAGAATATAAGGGCAATAGAAGATTTTAAAACTGATGATGTTAGTGTAGAGCTTGGAAATGATAAGAAAACTGTCATAGTATCTGATGCTGTTAAGGTTATAAATGCTATGAGTAAGCTTTATATGACAGTTTCAGTTAGTTAGAGAGGGGAGTGATAATATGGCTCAAACAATAAATGCTAAAGATACAGTTAGTGCAAAGAAAGCTGAATGTTTTATAACTATAGAAGGTAAAAGATATAATTTTATGCAAGCTATAGATTTAGAGGCTAAAATGGAAAAAAATAAAAGTGAAGTTCCAATTCTAGGAAGAACAACAAAGGGAAATAAAACAACTGGGAGTACAAATACTGGAAGTGCAACATTTCATTATAATACTTCTATTTTTAGAGAATTACTTTACAGATATAAAGAAACTGGTGAGGATATTTATTTTGACATACAAGTTACAAATGAAGACCCTACATCTGCTGTAGGAAGACAGACAGTAGTACTTAAAGATTGTAATATGGACAGTGGAATAATTACTAAATTTGATGCTGATGGTGAGTATTTAGATGAAGATATGGATTTCACTTTTGAGGATTGGGAATTAGTAGAAAAATTTAATTTATTGGCAGGAATGGAGTAAAATACACATTTATAAATTATATATGTGTATTTTTTATATGAAAAATTAAAATAAAAGGAGATTAGAATAATATGAGTAATTTAAGTGCTTTTTTAAGTCAAAATGCAATAAAGGTTGATAATGTAAAATATGTAGCGAGTAACAGATTTTTAGATAAAGAAGGGAAACCAGTTGAATGGGAATTAAAAGTTTTATCATCTGAAGAAGACGAAGCACTAAGAAGAAAGTGTACTAAAAGAGTAAAAGTGATTGGTAACAATGGTAAGCATACTGGACAATATACAAGTGAAATTGACTACAATAGTTATGTAGCTGAATTATGTGTAGCATCTACAGTATTTCCAGATTTAAAGGATGCCGAACTCCAAAATAGTTATGGAGTAATGGGAGAAGCTCAGTTATTAAAGACAATGCTTACAGCAGGTGAGTATGTCAATTATACAGTAAAAGTGAATGAAGTCAATGGATTTGATACATCTTTTGAGGATAAAGTAGAAGAAGCAAAAAACTAATCAGAGGTGGCGATTTTGATGCTAGCATCACTCATTATTGTATTCAAAAATTAAAGTGGAAGCCAAGTGAATATATGAATTTAGAAGTTAATGAGAGAGCGTTAGCAGCCGCCTCAATACTTATAAAGATAGAAGATGAAGAGGAAGCAATGAAAGAAACTGAAAGAGAGAGAAAGAGGGGACGAAGAAGATAGCAAAATAAAAAAATAAATATAGAATAGGTAAAATATGTAATAATTATATGTTATAATATTTTTAGCAAGAAGATGTAATCTACAATTTATAGAGTGGAGTTCATACTGGGATAAAACCTACTTCCTAATGAAAGGAGGTGGGAAGTATGAATAACTTTTTACTTAATGTAATAGCTGGCGTTATTGCTAGTTTAATATTTTGCTTAATTTGTAAAGTATTTCTAAAAGTAAAAAGCCACTCAACTCGTGGCAAGAGTAAAAGTGGCTGGGAATTTGATTTTAAAATCAAGTTCCATAAGTTTAAATAGATTCATTTAATTATGAACTTCACTCTACCGCAAAATAGATTGTAGTTCTTCTTGCTTTTATTATACCACAAATTAGAAAAAATATTGTTTATATAAAATAAAAAATAAAAATTTTTATTAAAAAATTGAAAACTTGATTATAAAGCAATTAATTTATAAAATATATATAAATAAGTAGGTATTTATTTACTTGAATTTCATTGTTTATATAAAAAAATTGGCAAAATATGTAAGAATTATATGTTATAATAATTGTAGCAAGGATAATAATCGAAAGTGCGAAGGGTGATTATTTTCATATTAAACGCCAAATTCCAAATAAGGAAGGAGGTGAAATTATATGATAGGTTTTTTATTAAGCATACTAGCTGGTGTTATATCAGCTTATATTTATGACAAAATAAAAAATCACCCAGACGCCAATAAGGGTGATTTAAAAAAATAATATTTTCACTTAACAACTGAAAATAATCACTCTTTGTAGGAGTAAATTATTTCCTTGCTTTTATTATACCACAAATTGGTACAGATATTCAAAAATAATATTTTTATGATATAATAAAAATGTAGAGATTTTGCAGTGAGCGATATTTGTGATAAATTGAAGTTTAACAGTTGCAATATAAGGCGTTGAGGGTGTGTGATAAATGTTATCAATTGTACTACTCATGGTTCACTGCAAATTTGAGAGAGATGCGTATGTGTAGGTATTGGAAATGCCAAGTTTATTTTGGGGTTTTAGATTAACTATATGGAATGTAAATTGAAAATGGCAAAGGAAGCTCTAGGACTACATCTATGTTTTAGATTAACTATATGGAATGTAAATTTTACTGCATTTATACCATCTACACCTTTTATTTTATTGTTTTAGATTAACTATATGGACTTAAAATTAAAAATACTGAAAAACACTTACTTTTATGGTAGGTGCTTTTTTATATTAAAATCTCTGTACTTAATTGAAATATTTGGTAAAATATGTAAGAATTGTATGATATAATAATTGTAGCAAGGAAAATAATAATTGAAAAGTGCTAAGAGTGGTTATTTCCATATTTGAATACCAAATTCCATAACGGAAGGAGGTGTAACAGTATGGTGATAAATTTTTTATTGAGTATACTGGCTGGTGTTATATCAGCCTTCATGTATGAGAAAATAAAAAACCACTCAAAGGCCAATAAGAGTGGTTTAAAAAAATAATTCTTTAAATCAATTTTGATGGAAATAGCTACTCTTGTATAAAGTAAATTATTTCCTTGCTTTTATTATACCACAAATTGGTACAGATATTCAAAAATAATATATTTATGATATAATAAAAATGTAGAGATTTTGCAGTGTTCGATTTTTGTAATAAAATATGGCTTAACAATTGGAATACAAGGCATTGAGGGTGTGTGATAAATGTTATCAATTGCACTACTCATGGTTCACTGCAAATTTAAGAGAGATGTGTATGTGTAGGTATTGGAAATGCTAAGTTTATTTTGGGGTTTTAGATTAACTATATGGAATGTAAATAATCCAAATTTCAGTAAAATAGGTGTTGGAGTAGCACGTTTTAGATTAACTATATGGAATGTAAATAAATTATTAGCACATACTTCTGCTAACTTCCCCATCACGTTTTAGATTAACTATATGGAATGTAAATACGAGAACCATCCAAAACAATAGGTTGTATACAAGGGTTTTAGATTAACTATATGGAATGTAAATAACGTATAAATTCCCTTCTATTATATATCCATCACCGTTTTAGATTAACTATATGGAATGTAAATTAAAAACGATTAAACCAAAAAACATCAATCTGATTAAATGTTTTAGATTAACTATATGGAATGTAAATTTTGTTGTTGTACAAGGGAATGTAACTAAAGATGTAAGTTTTAGATTAACTATATGGAATGTAAATTAGGGAATTAGGAAATGGCTATTCTCCCCCTATATCCGTTTTAGATTAACTATATGGAATGTAAATATTTGAACATTTGTTACAGCATTAGAGATATTAATTGCGTTTTAGATTAACTATATGGAATGTAAATCATCATAGTCACGTATATTTTCTTTAAAAGTCAAAGTGTTTTAGATTAACTATATGGAATGTAAATTGAGGTTTTTCACCTACACCACTTTTTTGGTCAGTACGTTTTAGATTAACTATATGGAATGTAAATTTCGCAACTTATGATGGTGAAATGATTACATTAACAGGTTTTATATTAACTATGTGGTATGTAAAGGGAACATAAGGTAAATCATAAGAAACTCCAACAAGAATTTTATATTAACTATGTGGTATGTAAAGATCACTTTTTCTCAAGCTCTTACAATGATGAAAAAATTTTATATTAACTATGTGGATTCAAAATTAAATAAACAAAGAAAGCACTTACAAATATGTAGGTGCTTTTGTTTTGCTCAAATTTGGTCGGTTGGGTAAAATAGTTAGAAAAAATTGGGATAAGTTATTGACTTTTGTCTGCCGAAACTATATAATATAATTAAGGCAGACAAAAGTGAGGTGAAGATATGCCAAGTAAAAAAATAGGTAGACCTACAGATAATCCTAAAGGCAGTAGAATAACTATAAGATTAGATGAAGAATCTAAAAATATTCTAGAGAAATACTGTGAAAAAGAAGATATAGACAAAGCCGAAGGAGTTAGAAGAGGTATAAAACTACTAAAAGACAAATAAAAAGTAGTCCAACCGCCGACCAAAGCAAAATGGACTACTTAACCTAGAGTTATCTCTATATGAAATATTCTATCATGTAAAGATAACTCTTTCAAGATAATAAATCGAAAGGGTGATTTTTGTATGAATAATGAACTGATGAATTTTGAAAATAATGAATTAGGAATAAAAATAAGAACTATTAAATATGAAGATGGAAGTATAGGAATTAATGCAGAGGATACAGCTATAGGGTTTGGATGGTGTAAAATTGAAAATAAAAATGGAAAAGAGTACAAATCAGTAAGATGGGAAAGAATGAATGAATTTTGTACAGAATTTGGTTTCGACCACAAGTGGGCGAAAGATGATTATATACCAGAATCACTATTTTACATGTTAGGAATGAAAGCTAAAAATGAAATAGCAGTAAAATTTCAAACATGGTTAGCAGTAGATGTACTACCATCAATAAGACAAACTGGTGCATACATAACTAACAATGCTAATCCCGAAAAACTAAGAGAAAAAGCAAGTGAGATTGAGAAATTACAGTTGGCTTATAACAGTACATCTATGCTAAAAGAGTTATTAGATGGTGCAGGCTTTGACAATAAATCCAAACTATTAACAGCTAAAACATTATATAAGAAAGCAGGAATTGATTTACCAATAGAGATAAACGAAGAAGAACATTATTTTGATACAAAGCAAATAGCATCTAAACTGAAAATATATTCTAAGAGTAATAAACCAGCTCAGATGGCTGTTTGTGAGATTATTAAAAAGATTGATTTAGAAGATAGTGAAGTTAAGGGAGTTTGGGAAACTAATGGAAGTTGGACTGGCACTGTAAATAAATATACAAAGAGTGTAATAGATAAGGTCAGAAATTGGATAGAGGAAAATAATAGACCTGCTAAGATACAAGGTGAGAAGAAGAATTTCCATGTTGTATATAAGGAGGCAATGTAATGGGAGATAATTTACTAAATAATGTATGTAATGATGAAAAAGAATATCTTATTTCTTACCTAAAAACTCTAAGACAAAAAGATGAACATGATTTTTATGTTTTCAAACAAATAGTAGATAAATATTGTAAACAAGCAAAGTATAAATAAGAAATTAATTATATAAATTAAAAACACTTACTTAGGTAGGTGTTTTTTTATTGAAAGGAAGTGATTATAATGTAAAAATTTTACTAATATAGTATAATAATCTTATAAAATTATGTAGGGGGGTAATATTATGGGGTTATTTAGAAAATCAAAAGAACCATGCTGTATATGTGGAAAAGAAAAGACAGACCAAAAAATAAAGGATGGTGCTGTTTGTATAGAATGTCTAATGGATTATATGGAGTATAAAGACAAACAATTTACTTTTAAAGATGGATTACCTACAAAATCTGAAATTCAAATCGTTCTAGATTCTAAGAAACAGAATGATTTTTTAGTTGAAAAATTTAATGTAACTAAGGAAATTAACAGTTTTATAAAGTTTGATGAAACTAATAAACTCATATATATAGAGACTAAAAGAAAAAATGGGAAAATAAAGAAAAATGTTTATAGTTTTGAAAATATAACAGGCTTTGAATTGTTAGAAGACGGAGAGACTATAACAAAAGGCGGTCTTGGGAGTGCTATAGCAGGAGGCGTTTTATTTGGTGGTACAGGAGCTATTGTTGGTAGCATTGTAGGTAAGAAAAAGACAAAAAAGATAATCGAAAATTTACAAATAAAGCTTACATTAAAAACTATTTCAGAGCCTGTGGCATATATAAATTTAATTAATGTAAAAACAAAGACAAATTCTATTGGATATGAAAGAGCGTATGCAGAAGCGCAAGAGATTTTATCTATTTTAGCTATAATTTTAAAAGATATAGAAAAGAAAAGAGAAGAAATTAATAATAATAACTCTAATGCAGATGAAATATTAAAATATAAGAATTTATTAGACTTAGGAGCAATAACAGAAGAAGAATTTAATACTAAGAAAAAAGAATTATTAAATTTATAATAACTAGACACTTACAAAAGTAAGTGTTTTTTTATGGAAATTTATGAAAGGAGAGTGATAAAATGGCAACAATACAAACATCTATTCGAATTTTCGATGGAATGACACCTGCTTTTAGACACATGACTAATGCTATGAATATTGTATTAAGTTCATTCGAGCAATTACAAAGAACATCTAGCAATGCTATAGATGCTAATAGTATTAGAACAGCTAGAGAAGAACTAGCACGTGCAGAAGCTGGGTTTGATAGATTAGAACAACAAATAAGAGAAGCTGATGGGCAACAGCGAAGACTTAATGAGGATATAAATAAGGGTGCAAGTTCTACAGATAGATTAGTTGGAAGTGCAAAGAAGTTAGCAGCAACTTATTTAGGTATAAGAACATTAGGAGGTCTAGGAAATTTAAGCGACCAGATGACAAGTACTAATGCGAGACTGAGTATGATTAACGATGGGCAACAATCGGATGGCGGACTTAACAAAATGATATTTCAATCAGCTGAAAGGTCAAGAGCATCTTATTTAGATACTGCAAAAATAGTTTCGCGTGTAGGTATGAATGCAGGTAAAGCATTTAGCAGTACAAAAGAAATTGTAGGTTTTGCAGAGCAATTAAACAAAAAATTCGTAATAGCAGGTGCAAGTACTGAGGAAATGAATTCGGCATTGTTACAACTAACACAAGGATTAGGAAGTGGTGTGCTTAGAGGTGAGGAACTAAATGCTGTATTTGAGTCAGCACCTAACATTATCCAATCGATTGCCGATTATTTAGACGTGGATATAGGAAAAATAAGGAGCATGGCAAGTGAAGGAATGTTAACAGCAGACATTGTAAAAAACTCATTACTTTCAGCAGCAGAGCAGACCAACGCAGAATTTGAGAAGATGCCTTATACATTAGGTCAAATCTTTACTAGTGTAAAAAATAATGCAGTTATGATATTTGGAGCTATACAGAAGAAAATTGAGGATACAGTTTCAAGCAAGGGATTTAGAACTTTCATAACTGATGTTAAAGACTCATTATACGTACTTGGAGCAGTTGGTTTTAATGTATTTAGTGGATTTATTAATTTACTGAGTAGTCCAGCTTTTCAGAATTTTTTTAATGTGATGATTGTTGGAAGTAGTTTAGTTGTACAAGGGCTAGGTTGGATAATAACACAAGCACTTAATGTAGCTAATGTATTTGCACAGAATTGGTCAATCATTGCTCCTGTGATTTGGGGAATCATTGCAGTAATAGCTATTTATAAAATAACTATTATTTCTCTCTTGGCAATACAAACACTGCATACAACATTAACCCTAGCACAAAGCTTTGCAACAGCTTTATTGAATGGTGAATTAATGGCAGAAACTAGATTTTTGTTACTTAATAAATTAGAAACGCTAGGTTTAAGTCAAGCAAATGCTTTATTGTGTGTAAGTATTTTAAAAGTTGTTGCTGTAATGGCTCTAGTAATAGCAGCAATATTTGTAGGAGTAGCAATATTCAATCATTTTGCAGGAACAAGCATTTCTGCAACTGGAGTAGTTGTAGGAGCTTTTTATTTTCTAGGAACTTGTATATATGATGTCTTTGCAGGTGCATGGAATATTGTAATGGCATTTGCAGAGTTCTTTGTTAATTCGTTTAATATTGTTATCTATAATGTACAGATGTTATTTTATAAATTCCAAAACTTTGTAATAAATGCCATGGGAGATGTAGGAGGAAGTTTTGACAATTGTGCTACAGCTTTAGCAAATGCTTTTGTAAGTGCAGTAAACATAGCAATAAAAGGTATAAATGGAGTTATAAAAGCGTTAAACTTAATTCCAGGTATAAATATAAAAACTATAGGAAGCTTAGATAAAGTAGATTCTTTTGTAAAACAATATAAAGATTACCAAAAGACTCTAAAAGAACCTGTAAAGCCACAAGACTGGAAAGCACCATATATGGACATTAAAAACCCATTTGACTCTTACAAAAAAGGATATGAAGTGGGTCAAAATTTAGAAAACAAATTAAAAGACACTTTTGATATTAGTAAAATAGCAGAAGATGCAAAGAAAAAATTAGGTCTTGATGATTTATGGGACAAAAAATATGGACTTGGTGACGGACTCGGTTCGGCAGGGCTTAATTCTCCGCTCAGCGATGCAGCAAAAGGAGCAAAAGACACGGCAGGAAACACTGCAAAGATGGCTAAAACAATGGATAAAAGTCAAGAAGACCTTAAATATCTTAGAGACATAGCAGAACAGGAGGTAATAAACCGATTTACAGGGGTAAATATAAAAATTGATATGAACAATACAAATAACATAAGCAAAGATGCAGATGTGGATGGTATAGTCAATGTTCTAACTGAAAAATTAAATGATGCTATGGTTGTATCAGCTGAGGGAATAGTTTAGAAAGGAGAGTGAGAAAATGGCTTATGACTTTTATTTAGATGGAGTACAATTACCAATACCTCCGCCAAAGTTAGAGATTAAAGTTACAAATAAAAACAAGACAGTAGACCTAATAAACACTGGAGAAGTAAATATATTAAAAAAAGAAGGATTATCTGAAATAAGTTTTGAAGCAGAATTTACACATAATAAATTACCTTTTTGTAGAGGTCAATTTAGAGATGTTCAATTCTTTTTAAGTAAACTAGAATTACTAAAGACAGATTGTAAGCCATTTCAATTTATTGTATCTCGTGAGTTAGGTAACAAGGTCTTATTTAACACTAATATGAAAGTGTCATTAGAAGAATATAACATAGTAGAAGATGCAGAAAATGGCTCAGATGTTAAAGTAATAATAAAGTTAAAACAATATAGAGATTACTCAACTAAAAAGTTAGTTCTTGCCCCTCCTAAAAATGAGACTGGTAGACCTAATGTAAAGATAGAGCCAAAACGAGTTGATTCAGTCAATGCCCCAAGTGGTAAAACATACACAGTCAAGGCAGGAGATTCTCTTTGGTCAATCTGCCAGAAGCAACTTGGTAATGGTTCATTATATAAGAAGGTATATGAGTTAAATAAAACAATGATGGATAAAGCTAACAAGGGTAAAAAAGTACCTAAATACACAATTTACAAAGGGCAGGTGTTAAAACTTGGCTGATGAATTAGTTCTGGCAAATGATAGGGATGTAAGGCTAGTTATTGCACATTGGGAAGATTTCTACGAACCAGTTGTCCTTGATGGGATAACGTGGGAGATTGAAAGACGAGGTACACCAAGTAAGCTTGAATTTACAATAGTTATGGATGATATATTACAATTTTGTGAAGGTAACTCTGTAAGGCTGTATTATAAAGGAATAGGCATATTTTATGGATATATATTTCAAAAGAAAAGAGATAAAGAAAATCACATTAAAATTGTTGCTTACGACCAGCTAAGATATTTTAAGAATAAAGATACTTATGTGTATAGCAATAAAACAGCAAGTGAACTTGTAAAAATGTTGGCTAAAGATTTTAATTTAAAATACAATGTCATAGAAGATACTAAGTATAAACTATCTAGAGTCGAAGAAAATAAAACACTCTTTGACATGATACTAACAGCACTAGATGATACTCTAAGAGAGAAAAAAGAAATGTATACCTTGTATGATGATTTTGGAAGAATAACATTAAAGAATGTTGCATCAATGAAACTGGATACTGTCATGAACAATGATGTCATAGAGGACTTTGATTATAATTCAAGTATAGATAGTGATACTTATACAAAAATCAAACTTGTAAGAGACAACGAGGAGTCAGGAAAAAGAGATGTGTATATTGCTCAAGACTCTACACATATGAGGAGTTGGGGAATACTTCAAATGTTTGAGACAGTTGATAAAAATATGAATGAAGCAGAGATAAAACAAAAGTGTGATATACTTCTAAAACTATATAATAAGAAAACTAAGTCATTAAGTTTAAAAAATGCACTTGGAGATATTAGAGTGAGAGCAGGTTGTTTAGTACCTGTTTTTTTAAATCTAGGAGATATTGAATTGCAAAATTATATGTTAGTTGAGAAAGTAAAACATACATTTGAGAATAATTCGCACTTTATGGATTTGACTCTTGTTGATGGAGATGAATTTGCTTCTTATTCTTCAAGCTCATATAGTAGTGGAAATACTAACAATAAGGATGAAAAGAAAAATGGTCCTGCACAAAGTACTACGAAAAAAAATACAGGTAAAAAAGTTCCTGCTATATTTACTGCATATTATCCAGGAAACAATGCAATGGAAGGTGGAAAAACAGATTGCAATGGAAAGCCACTTGATGTAAAATCAAGAACTGTTGCTGGTCCAATGAATCGAGAAGGAGTTAAGAAAACTTGGTATACTGATGATTTTCTAAAGAAACATCCAGTTTTTGAATATGGAGATAAAGTAAAAATTATACTTCCTGGTACTGCCTATGACAACAAAGTATATACAGTTAAAGATAATGGAGGAAGAATATATGTTGAAACAAACGGAACATATCATATAGATATACTATTAGCTAATGCTAGTGAATGTAAAAAATTTGGTAGAAAGAATGGCTATATAATTATAGGTGGAGATGAAGAACAAACATATCAAGTTGAAGGTAATAACCAAAGTAGTACAAATAATAACTCTAAAGAAGATAAATTAATTAGTATAGCAAAAAGTAAACTGGGTTGTAATTATGTGTATGGAGCAGAAGGTCCTAATAATTTTGATTGCAGTGGGTTTACTCAATGGTGTTATAAACAAATAGGTATAAAAATTCCTCGTACTGCTTCTGCACAAAGTAAAGCAGGAAAAGCAGTAGATTTAAAAGATAGAAGCAAGTGGAAAGCAGGAGACTTATTATGTAGAATTGGTGGAGGAAGTAGTAATCATGTTGTAATGTACATTGGAAACAATCAAATAATTCATTCACCACAAACAGGAGATGTGGTAAAAATAGAGTCTGTTAATTCTTATAGAAAAGGAAAAGCATACACACATGTGAGAAGATTTATATAAGTGAGGTGGCAATATGAGCCAAGATTTATTACAGATAATAAAAAAAGCTGCAATGGATGCAGTAGAAACAAGCAACCCAATTAGGGTTGTATTTGGAACAATAGAAAGTATTAGTCCTCTAAGAGTTAAGATAGAACAAAAACTATCTATTGGTGAAATTTTTCTAATACAAACAGATACATTTAAAAGATATACAGATAAAAAAATAGGAGATAAAGTAGTCTTAATTCGTATGCAAGGAGGACAACAATATTTAGTATTGGATAGGATGTGATGAAGTGTTACCAAGCGATAATTTAGATTATGACATTGAAGATGTATCAATAATTAATTTTGATGTAAGGCAAGAACCAAGTAAGACCTTTAAATTAAATATAGAAAAATCTAAGATAGATGGTATTTGTGATGATGTTGAAGCATTAAAACAAACCATCTTTTTAATTTTAAACACAGAGAGATACCAACATCTAATATATAGTTGGAATTATGGAGTCGAGTTGAACGACCTTATTGGAGAGCCTATATCCTTTGTAATCCCCGAACTTGAAAGACGAATCAAAGAAGCACTAATTCAAGATGATAGGGTTGAAAATGTAGATAATTTTGAGTTTCAAAATATAAAGGGTAAAGTACAATGTAGATTTTCAGTTCATACAAAATATGGAAATATAAAAGCAGAGAAGGTGGTGAGTGTATAATTGTTTGAGTTAATGACATTTGAAAATATGATTAAAAGAATGTTAGATAGTGTACCAGATACTTTTGATAAAAGAGAAGGTTCTATAATATATAATGCCTTGGCACCAGTTGCTATAGAACTTACAGAAACCTACATTGCCATGGATGAATTACTAGACCAAACTTTTGTAGATACTGCTAGTTATTATTATTTAGAGAAGAGATGTAAAGAAAGGGGAATAACACCACTTGAAGCCACTCATACGATTGCTAAAGGCGTTTTCAATATAGATATTCCACTTGATTCTAGGTTTAATCTAGGAGAATACAATTATATTGCAATTGAGAGAATATCTGAAAAAACATATAAAATGAAATGTGAAACTGCTGGACCTATATTTGAGTTAGGAAAACTAATACCTATTGAATATATAGATGGTCTTGAAACTGCTGAACTAACTGAAATCTTGATAAATGGAGAGGATGAAGAGTCAGAAGATAGTTTAAGACAAAGATATTATGATAGCCTAAATTCACAGAGTTTTGGCGGGAATATACAAAACTATAGGGATGAAGTTAACAAAATACAAGATGTTGGAGGAGTTAAGGTTTATCCTGTTTGGAATGGTGGAGGAACTGTTAAGTTAGTAATAATTAACTCTAATTTCAAAGTACCATCTGATGATTTAGTTAATTTAGTTCAAGAAGAAATTGACCCTATACAAAATCAAGGAGAAGGTCTTGGATTAGCACCAATTGGGCACCGAGTCACAGTTGAAGGAGTTACAAGTACAACTATAAATATATCAGCAGAAATAACATATAAGAGTGGATATACATGGGAGAATATAAAAACAATTGCAGAAGAAGCAATAAACGACTATTTAAATGAGTTAAATATGAGTTGGGAAGATGAAGAAAACTTAATAGTCCGTATATCTCAAATTGAAACTAGATTACTTAGTATTGATGGAGTGTTAGATATTACAAACACAATGATAAATGAGGTTAAATCTAATCTAACAATAGATAGTAACAGCATAGTAGTGAGAGGTGAGGTAGTTGGATAAAGAGATTAATCTAATAAATTACTTACCACAAATTCTACAAGATAAAGAAGAATATATAAAAGTATTTAATGTAGGAAATAAAGAAATAAAAATATTACATGATAAATTAAAGGACCTATCAAATGACCAGTTTTTAGAGGACCTAACTATAAGTGGTATAAAAAGATGGGAAAAGATAATGTCTATAACTCCTAAAAGTAATGAGAGTTTAGAAGATAGAAGGTTTAGGATTTTTAGTAAATATATAAGTAAATTACCTTACTCAGAGAGATTTTTAAGGAACTGGCTAGATAATGTAGTTGGAGAAGGCAATTATGAATTAACTATTAATAATGCTACTTATAACATACACCTTGAGAGTGATGCTAGAAATCAAGATTGGTTTGAGGAAGTTCATTCTTTTGTAAGTAATATTAAGCCATGTAATATGACTTTAGATTACACTAGAGTGCTTATAAGCAAAGACAATTATATGAATTTTGGTATAACAACCTTAATGGGTCAAGAAATAACTATATACCCTTGGAGTCCACCAGATATAGAAACTTATGGAGAAATTGATGTATTAACTGGCAATGGAGTTGGATACCAAGAGGTAACAATATTTTAGGAGGTGATATATTGGCTATAGATAAAAGTTATTACACTATAATTACAGATGTAGGGAAAGCAAAGATAGCAAATGCAAGTGTCACAGGTAATAAAGTGGGATTTGTAAAAATTCAACTTGGTGATGGAGGAGGGAGTGAATATACTCCAACTGAGAGTCAGACAGCTCTCAAAAATGTGGTATGGGAAGGCAATATCGGAAATACAACTACAGATGAAACTGCACCAAATTGTATAATATTAGAGAGTTTAATACCATCAAGTATAGGCGGGTTTATGATAAGAGAAATAGGATATTTAGATGATGAAAATAATTTAATTGCCATTTCTAAATACAAAGAGTGTTATAAACCTTCTATAGAACAAGGTGCAGTGGTAGACATGAAGGTTAAAACTGTGCTTATTGTATCTAATGTAAATAATATAGAACTTAAAATTGACCCAACAATAATCTTTGCAACACTCAAAGATATACAAGACTTAGAAACTAAAATAGGTACTGTTAATACTAAAATTGATACAACTAAAACAGAATTAACAAGCAACATAGAAACTACTAAAACAGAGTTAAACACTAGAATTGACACAGAAAATGAGAAACAAAATATTAAAATTGACCAATTAATCGCAGGTGGTTCAAATGTGGCATCTACTCAAATAATAACAATTGATGATTGGGTTGAAGATGCAGAAAATGGATTCAAAGCAACTGTAACACATAGTTTGTTAACACAGAGAATAGTTGTAAATATTATAGATGCTACTACAAAAGAAAATGTAGTTACAAACTTTAAAATTATAGATGATAATTCTATTGAGATTAGAAGTGAAACAAGGTCAGAATTAAACGTTTATGTGATAAATGGAAATGCAGAAACTCATTTTATTAATGCAACTGTAGATGATAACAGAGTGTCTGAAATGACTACTTATTCATCTAAGAAAATAGAGGATAGATTTCTTAATTTAGAAGAAAAAGTAAATGGTGGTTTATCTAGTATTGCAACAAGTGTAAATGAGTTGATAACTTATTGTTAAAGGAGAGTGAGAAAATGCAGACTGAATGGAATTTTAATTATGCTAATTATGTACAAAATGTTTCATTGCCACCTGGACGATATAAATTAGAATGTTGGGGTGCTTGCGGTGGTGCTGTCGATACAAGCGATTGGACTGATTGTGCAAAAGGTGGTTATTCAAAAGGTGAGATTGTATTTAAAAAAAGAACTAATCTACAAATTTGTGTCGGTCAATCCGGTTATGAGAAAGTTTCTGAAGGTTCAAGCCTTACTAGAAGTGGTTTTAACGGTGCAGGCGCTGCTGGCAAAGTTACTACTGGTAGCTTTGCTTATTCTAAATACGGTGGTGGAGCAACTGATATAAGACTTTATCATCCTAGTGCAACTTGGGGTAACACTGAAAGTTTGCTTTCACGCATACTTGTTGCAGGCGGTGGAGGAGGTATGAAAAATAATTTTGCTTCTGCTCGTTCTATTGGTCATGGTGGTGGTTATGTAGGTGTTAATGGAGTTGGTCGTGACAGAGATTTTTGTGGTGGTGGTTCTCAATACCAAGGTGGAACAAGTTACGACACAGAAGAATACCATGGTTCATTAGGAAAAGGAGGTTATGGTAACATAGGAATAGGTGGTGGAGGGGGTTGGTACGGTGGTGCTGGTTCTTATTCTAATGAATGTGGAGGTGGTGGAAGTGGTTACGCACTAAATAAAGATAGTTATAAGCCACCTGGATATATACCAACATCTGAATATTATCTTGAAAATATAGTTATGACTACTGGAGGTAATACTACTAAAGCAGATGGTTATGCTAAAATAACATTACTACAAGCATTACCATTTTTAACAGTATCTTCTTATAATTCCATTACAGCTACATTTAAAGCTGACCACACAGACCCTACATTGCTTACAAAAATAGAATATTTTATAGATGATGTGTTAAAAGAAACTATAACAACCGATTTAACTCTTGAAAAAACAATTAACTATACATTAGAAGATAATGCACTACACACACTTAAGATAGTTGTTACAGACCGTAATAATGCTACAGCAGAAAAAGTGTTAAGTATAAGTAAGAATATAATGCCACTGCCCGAAAATGTAAATTTGCAAGATATATCTTCTAAACTAATTGAAGTTAACGCAGGATTTAAAACTGGT